CATTCATACCACCTTTGATCATCAAGTCAGCACGGCTAGAAATAGAGTAGTGTACGTGAGCTTCTGCACCTCCTACAAAGTTGTAGAATTCACGGAAACCAGTTCTTGTAGTGATGTCAGAAAATCTTTCACCATACTCTCCACGAGCAGAACCTTTACGGAATACTTTAGTACCATTAGCCAAGTACTTGTTATCCAAGTATTTGAAGTTGTCATTGTTTACCAACTGTACAGTATAGATGAAACCATCACCAATAGGAAGAATATCTTCTGAAGTAATGTACATCTCAACACCGTTGTATTTGTCATAAGTGATGATATCACCATGTCCAAATTCACGTCTGCTAACTTTAATACGGAAGGTTGTACCTTCAATACCTTTGAAATCATTTGTTGGTTCAATGTCCTCTACAATGTAAGGAAGGTCAGTAGAAACCGGAGTTTGCCACTTGTACTCTCCACGAGCATTGTCTACCATGATTACATTTTTTCCACCAAATGAAGACATTTGATAAAGAGGCATTTCAACCTTTTGAGCCATAGCCCATAGATCCACTGGACCAAGATCCATTGGCTCAGCATCTTTCAGCATGTTCACCAAGTGGTAAGAATCCACATGGGAACTTGCGTTGTAAGCGGTATCCCTAAGGAATATACCATTGTTTAAAACTGGAGTTGCCATTTGTATTTATTTATTTAAATTGTTACTAATTAAAATCTCTTGAACAAATTATTTGGTCTAGAGAGGGTTCTTTGTTGTGATTTTGCTGCCGGTCTTCTAGCATCATCATCACCTGTATTTGTTGAAGAACTAGAAAGTTTTCTAGCCTCTTCTGTTTTCAATGTTCTTACTGTTTTCTCAACTGTAGCTTTTGCACCTTGATCTTTTACTTTTGCTTTATATCCATCTGGATCTGCAAGTAACCAAAGAGCTTCAGCAATTAAGTCATGTCTTGGTTCAACAAACTGATACTTCTCAAGTAAGTGACCAAGCAAGTTGGTTTGTTTTCCTGAGATAGAAGGATAGTTTGGTTGTACCAATCCTGAGTATAACATCCCTTGAACTTTTCTATCAAGTTTAACACCACCTAATTCACCTACACTAAGTGTGTTATATACATTATCTTGATATGCTTTAGCCTGCTCAGCTTGTTGTTGTTTTCTATATTCTTGCTCTGCAAGTTTTTTTGCAACAACTTCCTCATGCATTCTATCCAATTTTGGTTTAAATTGTTTAGCTTTTTGACCAAGCTTATCAATATCCTTCCAATCTTGAATTTCATCTTCAATCTCTTCTGGAGTTCCAAAACCTGTAGCATATAAGTATTGACGTGCAATCTCTTCTTGATGATCTTCATATTCTGGATCTAATTCAAAAACTTCTTCTACTTGAGCAAGAGTTCTAAATAGACCTTTGAGATCTGTTCCGCCATCAGCTACATATTTAGCTGCCACTTGGAGTTCTTCTGGTAAAGCTTGAAAGAATTCTTTTGGTGTAGATTCTCTTACTTTATTTTCTCTTTCTTGGAAGTTAGCTTCAAATAATTCACGGAAGTCTTTAGTAGTATATTCCTCTAATGGTTTATCATCATCAAAAGGAATAAGTGTACCTTCCTCAATCATTTTCATTGCTAACTCAGAAAGACCTGATTTATCAACCTTTGGTCTTCCTTTATTACCAGCATCTTCTTCTTGAGAAATTAGACCATCAAGTTCAGCAATTGCTTCTTCAACGTCTGCCTTCTTTTCAGCTGCTTCAGCTTTTTCTTCAGGAGTTCTAACAGTAGTGTCAAGGAACGAAGTGTCTACATTTTCTTTAGAAAACATAGACTTTGGTTTTTCTTCTTTAGATCCATCAGCAGGAAGCATTACACTTTCTGCACCAGGCATTCCAAAGAGCTCATCAATATTTACATCTACTTGACCTACCGTTGTAGTGTCTAGTACCTGATCTTCATCAGGATTTTTTACTGCATCTGTCATCTGTGTTGGTTTTGTTTATAATATAATATACACATTAAACTTGAGAAATTTATTATTAGCATTAATTTTTTTTGAGATTATATAGCTAACCTTATTTTTTCTCTCCTTTATTTTGTTTACCTGAGTCAAATCTGTTCTTATTTTCTTGGGCAATTTGAAGTTGTTTGTTTGCTATTTCCTTTTGTGCAGCAATTTTCTCACGCTCAATTTGGTTCTTTTGTGAATCCATATTTAAACGGTTAACTTCTTTTTCTCTTTGAAGATTAGTCTGATCTTGGAATTCTTGAGTAGATCTAATTTCTTTCATAGCATCCATATAATCTGATTGCTTGTTCTCATTAATGTCTACCATTGAACCCATTCCAGCGGCTCTAATCTCAGCAACAAGAATATCTCTTTGACGGTTTTTCTCATCTCTTATCTCTGCAGCATCAATCTCCATTTGTTTCTGCTCTTTTTGAGCGGCAAGTTGTTGTTCTTGCATTTGTTGTTGCTGTTGCATTTCTTGTTGTTTCTGCTGATCTTGTTTAGCTTCAGATTGTTTAAGAACACTGTTAAGTTGTGCAATAGAGTCAGACTGAACAATTTTACCAAGATCATAAATAGATGCTCCGGTTGTATTGTTTTGTAATGCCATTTGTTTTAACTGCTCAAGAATTGATCTATGATTTGCAGTTGTAGTAGCAAAAATATTAAGGTCACGTAGTAATAGATCTGTACCATTTATCTCAAAGTTTACTTTCTCATCTGCTCCTGTCATATAAGTCAATCTTGCAGATGGATTAGTAGAATGATAATACTGAGATAGGTCAGTACGCATTTGGTGTACTCTAGGCATTAGATAATCACAGTGCTGGATAAAGAACATCTCTGTCTGTGCATAAGATGCTGCAGCAGCTTGTTCTACCCCTGTAGCTGTCATCTGAGATAACTGTTGTCCCATTCTTTGTGGGTTCACACCAATTACTTCATATGCTTGTTGTTTAAAGTGATTAGCTAATTGAATCCTTGACATTAATCTTTCTGTCTGAGATAGATCAAGTTTTTGGAAGTGATTAAAGTTTAATGCATTTTCTGTGTTTGTAATAGAAGTATCCAATGGTAACATTTGGAAGTTCTTCATTGCTACATATGCTTTAGATAAATTTCCTTTACCCCAATCTTCTCCTAATGAGTGTCTAGGTAAAGAGTTTTGATCTAACATGATTACAGTACCAAGTTCATCTACCAGGATATCTGCAATCTGATTATTTACAATATTGTATCCAATCTGGTATGGTTTCATTAAGTCAAGCAATGCTGTTGACTTAGTATTTCTATCAGAGAATACTGCCCCTTCTACAGGAAGCTTGCATCCATATAGTGATGAGTCTCCTTTAAATTGGAATTTAAGTGGTCCAATATGATTTCTTTCCACACCAATATAAATAGGAGAGAATCCACCAGGATTATTCATACCCCAGAATGAAGGAATGTTTGGTCCAATTTTTACACCACCCCAAACTTCATTAATCCAGATCCAGTCAATATGCTCACCATATACTAAATTATCTTTTGATTTATTTTTAAATAATCTAGTATCATAGATAGGCTTGTCTGTAATCTTATAGTCTTCTGTTACAATTTCTGTTTCAACTTCACCAATCTCATTAATCTTAGTAAGATGTCCTACCTTACGTTGAGACTTCCAGTATGCAGTAGTACAGCGTAACAAATAAGCTGTTCCTTGATCAAAGTAATCTTCACCCTCTGCTAGGATTTGGTTAATAATATCTCCACCATCATATACAGATCCCGCGCGCATGGTAGTGTACTGTCTGTATGCTAATGATGGCATACTTACGTTCCAGTCATGAGTCTTAGTTGCATCATAGTATGTACCATCATTTTGGTAACCACCAATTGCATAACCTGCAGATCTAATTGGATATACTGCTTCAAGAGCTTCTAACTGTTCTTCTGTCATGATGTAACCAAACTTATCAATAACATCAGATACTGTAAGCATGTCTATTTTACCTACCCAGTTACCTTGAGAAATATATCTTGCATCCGGAGACTTGTGATAGAATGTTAATGGTGGATTCCAAAGTTCTACTTCATAATCATCCTCCATCATGCGGAAATGCCAAAACTCTCTGTCAGTAATTAGCATATCTCTAAAACCTCTTTCCTCAAGTTCATCCATACGGAATCTTTCAACATCCACTTGGTGTTGATGTGAGGCCCATTGTTCTACCATTGATCTGTAATCTTTTTGGAAAAAAGCTTCAATCTCCGGTAATGTTTTTAAAGTTTCAGGTTGTAATTGTTTATTAGCTTCCTCAGATTGCATATCCAATCCTTGTTCAACTAATGCAGCCATAATTTTTGTTTGGGCATCTGCAAGTAAAGTATCTTCTACCATCTTGCGTTTTTGCTCCATCATCTCATTATATGAGAAATCATCTACAGCTCTGTATGTAAGCTTGGTTGATCTTTTAGCAAACTCAGCTACAAGAACATTAATAACATTCGGGATAATTGGATAAAACTTTAACTCTAATGCTGAAGCATCTTCTTTTGTAAGAACTTCAACAATATCTCTCATTTCATTATCTTCCTCAATGATGTAGTCTGTTCTATCAATAATACCTTTAGCAAGTTTATAGTTCTTCATTAACCTGCGGGCATTTCTACGGATTTGTTTTAGTCCTTGCCATTCAAGCCAGTCAAGATTCCAAGCTGCCCATTCATCATCTTTGTCTTTATTAGAAACAAATTGTAATGGCTGGGTAATACTACCCAATCTATGTTGCTTAGCTTTTGCTCCTTTTTTTAAATCTAATGCATTATATACTTGCATAACTTTTATTTAAAATGTTTAAAGGGTGAACGTTTAAACCCTTGATCATTTTTATAGAATGACTTACCCATATGCCTAAATGGACTATTATTTAATTTAAACAAATTTTCTGACTTTTGCAAGTTTTTGGCGGTATCATCCATAATAGTTCTTTTAGCATAACCACGGTTTGCTTGTTGGATTCTCATAAATGCAACTAATGCTGCAAATGATACAAGTCTATCCACGTTAACCCCATCTGAATATTCTCTCATCTCTTGTAGTAACATAATATCTGGAATCCTCTCTATTCCGTACTTTGTACGTACAATTGTCCCATCAGGTTTAGTTTCTACATCTAACTCTTCTTTAGTATATTCAATTGCATAACTAAGAAGGTGTTGTTTAAATAGTGTGCCGGTATTTTTCCATCCATATTCTTGGAATACATTAGCATTAGCACCCAGATCTTTTAAGAACATAATCTGACTCTTAGGTACTAGGTATCTTTGCTTCTTTCTTGATATCATGTACTGAATAAATAAAGAGATGTTATTCTCAATTACTGTCCAAGCATTGTACCATTCTATAATTAGTTCTAGTCTCTGGTGAGTTTTATTAATATCATCAAATCTACCACACCAAGCAGCTACAATCTTATCTGGTTCTATGTATGTTTCTGTTTCAATACCGGTTACTTTAGTTACTTGCACTGGTGCTTTCATTACATAAATAGAACATAAGGATTCTGATGTTGTAGTCTTACCCTCTGACACGGGGTCAATAGAAGCATAGTACTGTCCAAATGTTGGATCTGCAACTGGTCTTTCCCATACTACAAGTACTCCCGTTTTATCTTCTGTTTTCTTTGTAATTGGAAACTCCTTAATTGGATGCTTATTGCTTGTCTTAACAGCTACTTTACCATTCTCATCAGTAAATATATCTAAGAATTCATAAGCATATTCTTTATCCTCAATTCTTCTTTGCTGAGCAGTAAGTAAGTGTGGAGGGAATACAGATACTGTTCTATGTGCAAATGCTTCCTCAATATTTCTTGGGTGCTGTGATATCCTTAACTGATAGTCTTCTGGAGATAGCTCATCTTTCCATTTAGCAAACTGCTCATCTAATGCTTTTAATGCTTCTTCTACAAGTGAATTACCATAGTCATCAATGTATGGTGGCATTGACCATTGTTCAGGAATAAACAAACCTGACAAACCTTCTGTACCTTTTGCATCAATAAGATTAGTTTCTACAGCATAAATATCTTTAGATGTAGGATTAAGAATCATATCTCTCAATGGATTACACTGAGACAAGTCACCCACAGATCCTGCTGCAATGAACATACCTGTAGTAACCATACCTGAGCGCATGGCTGGACGCATGTACTCATATGTTTGATCCATCTTAGGAGCAATCCCTGCCTCTTCATGAAAGAAGTATTTTACCGGACCCCCTACACCATTTGTTGGATCTTTCTCAAATGACATACCCTGTATAGTTCCTTTGAGACCTACTTCTGTTTTTCTATCTCCTTTTCTTACTTCAATCTTTTGTTGCCACATCATTACCTTGTCCGGAGACATAGGTCTATACCATGCTGTATGCTCATTTAAGAAAGCTGCATATTCTTGTAAGAATTTCCAGGATCCTTTCTCATTGATATAATCTTTAAGACTTGCCCCCATTTTAAGAGTAACCCCTGCTTCAAACCATTGCTGATTTATAAACTTACCCATATGGAAATAAGAGGATGCAATCTGACGTTTCTTAAGAATAGCTGCATGTTTATAGTTTAATTCAGCTAGTAACTCATAAAGAGCCATGTGATACTGTGCATCCCTTATCTTAGCAAAATCAAACTTCTGTTGTTCCTTATCAAAGATTGGTAGGAAGTTTAACCACATGTAGTATTCTCTTGCAAGAAACCATGTGTCACCATTTTCTTTTATAATTACCCCTTTCCGGCATTTTTGTTTTTGATCATCCCAATAGGCAATAAAGTCTTTTGATTTGAATGGGGCTGTGCAATATACTCCATTATCTCTAAACCTTCTTGACTCAGATGTAAATATCTGATTAGTTGTATTGTTGAATCTGTACTTACCGGGTTCTTTGAAAACCCCAAATATGAAGTCGCTGAAGTCCTGTCTGGATTCAAAACTTGTTGTTGTCCATGTTCCATTGTCATAGGTTGGTATGTCTTGATAAATCTCACTCATAATTAACTATCATATGCTAATCCTTGTCCACCCCTTACTTTACTTGATTGTTCATCTTGAAGGTCTTTATATACTCCTTTAAATGATGCTCTAATCTGGTCAAAGTTTTTTGCTGCAGCTACTAGTGAGTTAATGTTTCCATCTCTACCTGCAGTAATCTGTGTAGTCTCCATGTATCTAGCTAATCTGTCTAACATAGATGCCATACCCTTATACGCTCTAGATGTAGGAGTCTCATACATTCTTTGACAAAATAACAAAGCTGTATGTATATCATCATCTTCTGTAGAAAATTCTGCTTGT